TTACAAAAAGATGATTTGATATTTCCGGTTCCGCCCAATGCTCTTTGATACACGGATTTCCTTAATAATTGACCTCCAGAAGGCCCTCTTTTCCTCATTGTTTAAATTATTATAGATGATCTCAAAATTGCAGTCCAGAACTTGCTTAAGCGGTTTTAGATTTTTTATTGGTTGTTCCATGTCTGGGAGGGCAGCAAGCTGTTCCTCATACTCCGCGCGGTCTTTTTTATATTCTTCCAGATTGATCACTTCATTCAGGTACAAATCCTTCAAACGGTCTAGTTTCCTGCGGATCTTATTCTTTTTTGCGCGATTATCAATTCTCTTGGCTTCTCCTGTCTCAAAATCTACCAGATAGCCGCTTAACTCTTCTCGGACATGTTCCAGCAAGTATTCCTCAATCCGTATTTCTCGAATCTCGCCTCCGTTGCTGCATTTTTTGTATGCACGGTACTGCAGGCATTCATAGGCAGGATATTTGTAGCGGTAGACTTTTCCGCTGGTCCTGCGGCTCACGACGTTAATGTGGCAGCCGCTCATTTTATGACCGCACTCGTCACAAATCAGGATTCCTGAAAATATGTAAGGGTATTTTTGGCTGGAGCGTATCGTGCTGTTGTTGTCAAGAACACGTTGAATGTCCTGATACATCTCGTCAGAAATCAGGCGCGGACAGTAATTTTCGTTGCCGCGATAACGGCCAGTGTATTTCTCGTTTCGCAGGATACTGTTTTTAAGGTTCTGGATACTCATATTTATTCCGTGGGTTTCCCGCATGTAGTTTACGGTTTTGGCAAGTCCCTGTTCCCGATGGAAGTACTGAATACTATCCAACATCGCGGGTGCCTCGTCAGAAAAAACTAAATGCTTATTTTGAATCATGTAGCCGCGCGGCACCTTTCCGGTTATAACTTCACCATGCTCTACCTTGCTTCGGAACACGTCGGCAACACGAAGACCGCCGTTCTGTGCCTCCAGCTCCGCCCAAGTCATAGACTGGGCCACGAATGCCCGCCCATAAGGCGTGGAGGTGTCAAAATAAGGTTGGTCAATGGCTGTCCAGGCTACGTTGTATTTATCTAATATAACCTGAGTGTTAAGATAATGGCGAAGACTCCTGAACCATCGATCTAATTTCGTAAATATGATGAGATCGACCAGGCCGGCTTTGACATTCCCGATCAGGCGGGTAAAATCATCACGGTCCAGCTTTTGGCCGGAAACGCCGTCGTCGATATAGGTATCTTGAAGGATCATGTTCTGGTGATCATCGATATATTTAGTTCCGCGTTCCTTTTGGTCGCGGATAGAATCACCACGTTCAGCCTGCTCATCTGAGGATACACGGATGTAGAGGGCTACGCGCTGAAGGGCGGTCTGTGGTTGTGCCATGATATCATCTCCTTGGTCTAGTGTATTAATTTGGCGTATAAAAAATACACCTCTTGTCAAGACATTCTGGAAATGATATAATCAATTTGCGAGAAAGACATATCTTTCCGGAATGATCCGGCAAGAGAATCTATGTGAAAAGCTCTTGGAGTTGGTAGCTCCTGGGGCTTTTTACTTTATTAGTTTTTAGATTTCCAATTAACCCTTAAAACAAAACCTACAATCCAATAAATTCCACCTGTAAAGCAACCTAAGATAAAAATCCAAAACCACTTTAGATACCATGGCAGCGCTCTTTTCCCGCCACCAGATACAGATGCAGCAGCGCTGGCACTGGAACTGGATGAAGATGAATTATTAATAATAATTGGGGTATCCTTACCACTGCTTAATTGTTCCACCTGTTTACCACATTTTGGACATACGACACAGTCGGCGTCAATGACCTCTCCACAATGTTTGCAGAATTTAGTACTTTCCATACATTAATTCTCCCTCTTTTTATTCATTTTTATTAAAAAGCCACAGGCTATTTTAATCTGAAAATTTTATGTTACTCATCTTAAAATATAATTCTGTAACCGTTCAGGAAAATATCTCTCAAGCATATCGTGATACTCTGCCCATGCGGTGTGTTTTTCTTTAGGCTCTTTCTGCTCAAGGATACGTTTGGGTTTTGGCACCGGCATTTCCGGTATAATAACAGGGAAAAACCAGTTATGTATTTCCTGATTTATTTCTTTGCACTCACTTAAATGACACATCTTATAATCTTCGTATATTCGATTCGCGGCCATGCAGGATACTCCATAAGTACGACAAATACCTCTGACACTATCCGATCGCATATGCCAGATGGTTGCACGAGGTACGAGAATGTTACTGGCGAAATAGTCGGCGAGATCTTCAAATGATTTATCTGTTGACGGAAGATCCATGATATAATGCCCTAACTCATGCATTAGCGAAAAACGGATCCGTTCAGATGTGTTTTTTTCATTATACGCAATAATTTTTTCGTAAGTAAAAGCGTCTTCTGTGCAGCTCTGGCATATCGTATATAACTCAAAGTTGATCTCCTTCAACTCTGAATAACTCAAAACCTTAAAGCCATAATGCCTAAGTATCGAAAAGCAATCAATTGGAAAAGTAGTTATATTGCATTCCTTGTAGACAGTTAATACATAACTGAGCAATCTTTTAAGTCCAGCTCGGTTAAAATCGGTGCAGCATAAATAATTTCTCAATAAAATCAGTCCTCAAATTCAATTTCGGACAGGAGCTGTATCAGGCGCATTTTCTGTTCAACAGACATTTTCTTTCCGTTTCTGGCTACAAGTTTTTCTACATCAGCATAGGTGGGCTCTTGATGTATAACTTTTTTCTTATCATCGAAGTCATCAAGAGATAAACCCAACACATGCGCTATAGCTTTTAATGTTTCTAGTTTAGGGTCCTTAGTAGCGCCGCTTAAAATTTTATTTAACGTTCCTAGTGGTACGCCAGATTTTTCAGATAATTCTTCTGTTGTCATTCCCAACTTCTTCTTATATTCTGATATCTTCTCTAATCCCATTTTTTAAACCTCCTACGGTAATATTTTACCTCTTATAGCCGTTGAAGTCAAGATAAATTTGCCGTTAACGGAAAAATAATTTAAAAAGCAGGTTGACATTTGCCGTTAAAGGATATATACTAATCAAGTAATAACCGTTAACGGAAAGGAGGGCAATATGTACTATCGTTTAAAAATTGAGATAAGCAGAAGAGGCTATACAATTGAAAAATTTGCCTCCAAGCTTAGCATTTCTGAAAAGTCATTGCGAAATAAGATTAATGGAACCACTGAATTTACGTGGTCCGAAGTTTTGGCAATCCGAGATCTGATAGATCCCGATATGCTATTGGAAGAATTATTTAAAAAAGAAAGCAAAATAGCCTAAAACAAACTTATGTTCGATATGACAAATATACCACTGTCGAATATCTGTGTCAATGGGAAGATGAGGAAAGAAATGGCAATAAGGATATAGGAAACAAGTACAACCAGTTACACATACAATCTATCAGAGAGGGGTGGTGATATGAAAGATACTGTAATCGCAGTAAATAGCCTTAACGTGGAAAAGGCATTTGAAGCCCTTGCAAGAATTTTGACTGCACGAGGAGAAGCAACAGTGACTGTAAAATCTATTAAAAAGAAAGACGAGGTACAGAAAGATGAAACCGCTTAATAGCGGTACCGATGGACAAGCAGTGGGAGGTGATTCAGAATGCAGAAATACATTGACAACCTCGACGACTTCGAGGACGACAGCCGATCTCGCCTGCTGGAAGTAACGGAGCGGTGGCTGATGCCGGCGGTTATCTTTGTGGCCGGGGTGATTATCATTTTAGCAGTTTGCGCTTCACTGGAAGCGTTGTAAGCGTTGTGAGAGGAGGAGAAGGGCAATGAAGAGAGTAAATGCCGAAGAAACATATTTTAATAGCATGAACGACACGGTAATTGTTTTATGTAGCAACGAAAATATTGCCGAAGAAGGGCTTAAGCACATCATTTTAGAGCCGGAATGGAAAAAATACGAACCGGATGACAGCCCTGTAGAATATCTTACACTGGCGGACATTTCCGAGCAGTTTCAGGGACACAGTTGTCTTATGGTAATCGCGGAAAGCCCGTTAGAAGGACATGTCTACCGCTATAACAACTATGATGAAAAAGAGTGGGTGGAAGTCGGGACAACCTGTGGTTATGCATAAAGCTGTGAGAGGAGGTAGAGACGATGAGTGGCAGACTGAAAAAGAATACGAAACCCCAGGAGCGGCAACTCCCAGGGAATCAAGGTAACTACTAACAATTTTACATCCTCATTATATATGAGGCATCGGAGGAAATCAAGCGTGAAATTAACGAAAATAAAGATCAAGAATCTTTTTGGAATCAAAGAATACGAGGCAGACGGCCAGAGTGTAGAACTTTCCGGCAGAAACGGAGCCGGTAAAACTTCTGTAATTGATGCAATCCGTCTGGCGCTTACAAACCGTTCTGACCGCGAGTACATCGTAAGAGACGGGGAGACAGAAGGGGAAATTTTAATTGAAACTGACAATGGGCTGCGGATTGATCGTAAGATCAGAACAAACCAGGCAGATTACAAGAGCGTGAAAAAAGACGGCCACGAAGTCGGAAGCCCTGAAACTTTTTTGAAGGATATCTTCACTCCGTTGCAGCTATCCCCGGTAGAATTTATGGCAATGGACCGTAAAAAGCAGAATGCGATTATCTTGGATATGATTGATTATCCGTGGGATATGAATAAAATCCGGGAATGGTTCGGAGAAATACCAGGCTGGGTATCGTATGACCAGAATATCCTCCAGGTTCTCCATGATATCCAGTCCGAAAACGGAGAGTACTTCCAGACACGGCAGGATATTAACCGGGATATCCGTAACAAAAGGGCATTTATAGAAGACATCGCGGATGCGATTCCGGCCGGATACGATGCCGAGAAGTGGGATAACGAGAATGTCGGAGAGTTTTACCGGGAGATCGAGAAGATCCGTAAAGAGAACGAGACTATCGAGAAGGCTAAACGGATGCTTGAAAGCCGTAGCAATAAGATGAGAGCCTTTGAAGCGGACAAAGAGATCGAATTGTCTGCCATCGAAAAAGAATTTTCCAGACGGGAAACTAATCTTAAAGAACAGATTGCCTCTCTTGAGGAGCAGATCAGGTCATGCAAAAAGGAAGTGTCAGGACTCAACGAGAAGAAGCAGGACAAGATCAGCCTGGCAGAGCAGACCTATAAAACAAACGTGGCGAAGTACGATGCAGAACTGGCCCAGTACGAGGAATATGCCAGCAAAGAAGTGAAAAGCACCGCAGAACTTACCGAAAAGGCCGAATATGCCGAGGAAATGAAGGGTCACTTAAATGAGTACCGCCGCATGGAGAACCTGCAATCAGAGGTAGAGAAACTGGCGGCAGAATCCAAAGCCCTGACCGATAAAATCGAGAAGGCAAGGGAACTTCCGGGGGAAATCCTCCAGGAAGCGACGATCCCGATTGCTGGGCTTACCGTAAAAGACGGTATCCCGTTAATCCATGGCCTTCCAATCAGTAACCTTTCCGACGGGGAAAAGTTAGACCTCTGTATCGACGTAGCGATTCAGAAGCCGAACGGATTGCAGATTATCCTTATTGACGGCGTAGAAAAGCTGTCGTCTGATATGAGGAATGAGCTTTACCGGAAATGCAAGGAAAAGGGATTGCAGTTCATTGCAACCCGGACAACAGACGATCCGGAATTGACGGTCGTAGAACTATAGGAGGCGTATTATGGACGAATTGACATTAAACCAGCCGGTAACATCACTGTCTTCAGGTGTATTTTCCAGCGCAGAAAGTTTTCAAGAATTGTTTAATATTGGAAAAATGTTTTCCGCTTCTACTCTGGTGCCACAGGCATATCAGGGGAAGCCAATGGATTGCACTATAGCCGTGGATATGGCGAACCGTATGGGAGTAAGCCCAATGATGGTAATGCAAAATCTGTATGTCGTGAAAGGAAAACCCTCCTGGAGTGGACAGGCCTGCATGAGTATGATCCGGGCAAGCAAAGAATTTAAAAACGTCCGTCTGGTATATACCGGAGAAAAGGGCTCGGACTCCTGGGGCTGCTATGTTCAGGCAGAGCACAGGGAAACTGGGGAACCAGTGAAAGGGACAGAAGCAACTATAAAAATGGCAAAAGATGAGGAATGGTACGGAAAGACCGGGAGCAAGTGGAAAACCATGCCAGAACAGATGCTTGCTTATAGGGCGGCGGCCTTCTTTGCACGGGTATACATTCCTAACAGCCTTATGGGACTGCATGTAGAGGGTGAAGCTGAAGATATCACTAACGAAAATGAAATACCTGAAATCCCAGATATCTTTGGAGAAAAAGAGAAGGAGGCACAGGTATGATCTTAACCGCAGAAAATTATTTTAGTAAGGAAGCTGACCAGGAATATCTCTCGGTCAGCCAGTACAAGAACTTTATGGGAACTATTGGGCGCCCGGCCTGTGAAGCTGAAGCAATGGCGAAATTAAACGGAGAGTGGGAGACAAAAAAGAAACCTGCCCTCATGGTAGGGTCATATGTTGATGCACATTTTGAGGGTAGCTTAAATCTCTTTAAAGCGCAGAATCCGGAAATATTTACGAAACAGGGAGCATTGAAAGCAGATTACAAGAAGGCCGAAGAGATTATAAACCGGATCGAGCGGGATAAAGTTTTTATGCAGTTCATGAGTGGAGAGAAGCAGGTCATTATGACGGCGGACATGTTCGGGAGCCCGTGGAAGATAAAGATTGACAGCTATTTGCCCGGTAAGGCCATCGTTGACTTAAAGGTCATGCGAGAGCTTCACAGAGTCGAGCACGCGAAAGATTATGGATACATGAGCTTTATTGAGTTTTGGGGATATGACATTCAGGCGGCGGTCTATCAGGAAGTAGTATACCGAAATACTGGGGAACGTCTCCCGTTTTTCATCGCGGCAGCGTCAAAGGAAGAGGAAACTGATATTGAACTGCTTTGGATTGATGATAACCATCTCCGTGAAAAGATTATTGAGGTGGAAAATAATACGCCGAAGATTATTGCACTCAAGAACGGAGACGTAGAGCCTATCAGGTGCGGCCTGTGTAACTATTGTAAGCATACGAAGGTATTGACAGGCCCGATACACTATTCAGAGTTGTTGGGGGAGGTGTAAGCATGGGATCAATTATTACAGGAGATATGGAATATTGCTTTTTTTGCGGCAGACCTGCCGAGCACGGCCACCATTTAATTTTCGGATCTTCCAATCGGCAGAAGGCAGATGAAGACGGCTTAATGGTTCCTGTTTGTTACCGATGCCATACGACGGGTCCGGTTACTATGAGGATACACGATAACATAATGGCTGAAAAATTGTCTAAGATGCTTGGACAGATGGCGTGGGAAAAGCAAAGGATATCCGAGGGGAATACTCCACAGGAAGCACACACTATGTTTTACAGGAGATATGGAAAGCACTATTTAGCCTTGTGATCCCGAAAGGGAATTACATACAAGCATGTGTCACGACATGCCATTGGTATTACCGGTACTGCCTATTTCAGGGGCGGTACCGGGGAAAGGAGCCTATGGAATATAAGTTGGTGATATTTGGCCGCCTCGATGGCCTGAATGACTATACAGCAGCAAACCGGACAAACCCGCATAAGGGTGGGAAGATGAAGAAAGACAACGAGGAAACCGTCATATGGGCGATCAGACAGCAGTTACGGCGGTTACATATAGAAAAGCCCGTGTTCCTTAAATTCTCATGGTATGAGCCAAATAAGCGGAGGGACCATGACAATGTGTCAAGCTTTGGCAGGAAGGTGATCCAGGACGCACTTGTGAAATGCGGTGTGCTGAAAGATGATGGGTGGGACTACGTCATAGGGTTTACGGACCAATTTTTCTGTGATCGAAATGAACCTCGCATCGAAGTACTGATTGAAGAACGGGAGTGATATTTTGGGAGGAGATGGAAACTACATAAAAATAAGCCGGAACATTCTCGAATGGGAGTGGTATCGGAATATCAATACAAAGGTTCTATTCCTTCACATGTTACTGAAAGCAAACTGGAAAGAGGGAAGGTTTGAAGGTACAACGGTTCCGCGTGGTTCTTTTATTTCTTCTTATCCGCGTCTTTGCGAGGAATGCGACCTTACAATTAATGAGTTACGGACTGCTTTAAAACATTTGACGTCAACAGGAGAAATCACAGTCAAAACACAGTCCAAATACAGCGTATTTACGGTAAATAACTACAGCCTGTATCAGGATATTAACAGTCAAACCACAGTCAATCAACAGTCTGATACCAGTCAATGCACAGACAAGGCACACTCTATTAACAGTCTATTAACAACAATAGAAGAAGGAAAGAAAGAAAAAAGGGAAGAACTTGAAGAAGAGAAAGAAGGAAAGAAAAAAGATAATCGTAATTATCAAGAGATAATTACTCTGTATAATTCGCTTTGCAAATCATACCCCCATGTGACAAAGCTGTCAGACAAACGGCGTCGGGCAATTGGGGCAAGGCTTAACAGCGGCTATACGGCAGATGATTTTCGTAAACTCTTTGAACTTGCAGAGCAGAGTGAATTTTTAAAAGGCAAAAATAATAAAAACTGGTCAGCGACATTTGACTGGCTTATCAGTGACGGTAATATGGCTAAGGTGCTTGACGGCAATTACAGTAACAGGCCAGAGCCATCATACAGCCCTGTAGGGAAACAGCAGGACAAGCAAAACGAGAGCCGGGAAATGATGTATAACTGGGCGATGTCAAGAGGAGGAGAGGAATGAACACAAAGGAATTTGCCGTATTTGCAGATCGGATAAAAACAGCATATCCAAAAGACAACCTGCTGGCAACGGGAGATCAGATGGACTGGTGGTATGAACTACTGGGAGATATTCCTTTTCAGGTTGCTATAATGGCTCTCAAGAAATACGCACTGTCTAACAAATTTCCACCTGCAATATCAGACTTAAGACTGTATGCGGCAGATTTGATGGAAACGCGTATCCCCGATGCTGACGAAGCGTGGGGCGAGGTCAACATGGCTGTAAGGCGCTACGGATATATGAGGGAGGCGGAGGCACTGAAAAGCCTCAGCGGTCCAGTACGTAGGGCTGTAGAGCGTACCGGCTGGCAGAACATATGCCAATCACCTTATGATCAGGTGAACACACTGAAAGCACAGTTCCGTGGAGCCTATGAAGCAGAGCAGCGACGAGCTGTCGAGTTTCACAAAATGCCAGAACATTTAAAAATCGAGCAGGCAGGAATACAGCCTGAAGCAGCCCTTCCGATGATGGAGGACCAGAAATGAATGAAGAAGCGGCAAGAAAGCTGGCAAGGTATCGTGTGGGAGAAGACCAACACATGGGAAAGTCCATGACTGCTGATGAGATTGAACTACGGCGTGGTTATGTACGAAACATGTTGAGAAATGTGCCAGGGTGGAAAGATTTGACTGACGAGCAGCTTGACAGGGTGAGGATTTACCGTACAGGAGAGGACTGGTACGTGGAAGATGCAGATTTCTATGAATACAGATTTTAGGAGGCGACAGACCATGAAAGAGCGTCATGAGCAGATCAGGGATTACATTGTACAGTACACCATATCCCACGGCTGGCCTCCCTCTGTACGTGAAATCGGGGAAGGCGTAGGGCTGGAGAGCACGAGCAGTGTACAATTGCATCTCAAGCAGATGGCAGACGCGGGGATCATTAAAATGGTGCCGGGGCAGCCGAGGTGTATTGCGGTGCCGGGAGTAAAGATCACATGGGAAGGGGATGCAGAATGCGGAAAAGTAAGTGTCTAAAAATGCATTACCCGGAATCTATTTGTATGGCAGAAAGAATTGTATTGTTTCACGGAACCAGATTTCGCATTGCTTTGAGTGTTCATGAGTTTTACTGCAAGAAGTGCAAGAAGATTCGGAATTTGTGGTTTATCAATAGATAATTGACGTTTAGGAGGTGCAGAATGAAAGATTATGCGCAATTGTACGATGATGAACTGGATTATGAGAGAGATATCGAGACAGGATTAGAACAGCTTTGCGAGCTGAGGTTAAAAATGTACCGTGAGAAAGACACCGACATTTTGAAAGAGATTACCCCTGTGCTCAACGCGATTATCCACGATGCAGAACGGTACAGGGATTGGATTCAGGCACAGAATTAAGATTGAGGTGATGCAGTGAGAAGGATGAGATTGATTAAGATAGTTGTGCCAGAAATTGTAGCTTATTTCGTACAGGGGACGGAAGCGCCAGAACCAGAATATAATTGCACCTGTGGAATGGGTGTGGCTAAAGAATATAAATGCTGTCCATACTGTGGCGCAGAGCTGGCGTGGGGGCAGGTAAAGAAGCCATCAAAAGAATTCAGCAAAATGCTGGAACGATTGTAAATTAGTATTTTCAAGATACCCGGAAAGGATGATGAGATTGCGGAAATTATTATTAAAACTGGCACATAGGATTCTAAAAAAATATGGGGTGATTCCTCTGGATTTTAAAGACAAGGTCTTTTTTATGGGAACGATTTACGAAATTCAGAGTTATGTTATTTCAAAAGAATTTTTTAAAACTGATGTTACTATAGAGATGTGTGATTGCTTGAAATTGCCTGATTTTGGGGAATCATGATTGAAAATTCCGGAGGAGTGGAGGAAAGTGATACATGTTTAATTGGATTCGACATTGTCTTTGTATACATGATTTTGAAATAGTAAAACAAAATGAGTATCCAGACAAGACAGTAACGACGTATTTGTGCAAGAAATGTGGCTGGATTCGGAAGGTGACGACAAGATAAGTTAGATTAATATTCCGGGACTGCCGGAAGAAAGGAAAAAAATCATGGGATTAATTGATGTGTTTGAGAAAGAGGATCGAACGGAAATAAAGTTGAGCCAACTCTGTGAAATGTTAAGCGCAGGTGCCAAAACTGAATTGCTTATGAACGCTGTAAACTGTGATGTGCCTCACCAGTATATCAGAGAAATGGTAACAGGAGAAAAAGAAGTGTCTGATTGCGTCTTATTTTCAACAGAAAAACGATAA